CTGAAGAACAGAGCTGGGTGGGTGGACAAGCAAGAGGTTGCAACCACTGTCGAACAGAAACACGTCATAGATTTAACAAGGATACCAGATGATCAGCTCAAATCAATTGAGGACGCATTTAGCAGGATTGACGTTGGAACAGGTGAGAGCGGAGAAGTATCGCAGATCATTGAGGGAATTTACGAAGGCTAGTTGGCCTACGATTGAACCTGGCGTTCCCTTCAAGAACAACTGGCACATCGATGCGATCAGTGATCACTTGCAAGCTGTAGTCGAAGGCGACATTAAACGCCTGATCATTAACGTGCCACCTCGACACATGAAGTCAATCAGCGTGGCTGTTGCTCTGCCAGCTTGGACTTGGACACACCAACCTCACAAAAAGTTTCTCTATGCATCTTACGCAAGCTCCTTGTCGATCAGAGATAGCACGAAGTGTAGAAGGTTAATCGACAGTCCGTGGTACAAAGATCACTTTAATGACAAATTTAGTTTGACAAGCGATCAAAACCAAAAGCAGAGATTTGAGAATGATAAGACAGGCTATCGAATCGCAACGTCAGTTGGTGGTGCGTTAACTGGTGATGGTGGCGACATCATATGCATCGATGATCCACACAACTCTGTGGAGGCAGATAGTTCTAAAGTTCGTGAAGGTGTATTGGATTGGTGGGATCAGGCCATGCAGACACGACTAAACGATCCGCAGACTGGTGCATTTATAATTATTATGCAGAGGCTACACGAACAGGATCTCACAGGTCACGTCTTGGCAAATCAACTTGGCGACGAATGGGATCACCTAATGTTGCCCGCTCGTTACGAAGTGGGTGCGCCGAATCCGATGAAGTCGTCACTTGGGTTTACTGATCCAAGAACAAAAGAAGGCGAGTTGCTGTGGCCTGAAAGAATTGACGAGAAAACTTTATCAACTCTGGAGAGATCTCTTGGTTCTTATGCATCTGCTGGTCAGCTACAGCAAAGGCCATCGCCAAAAGGTGGTGGTATCCTGAGAGCATCTTGGTGGGTTCCTTGGGAAAAGCCAGACTTGCCAGAGATCGAATATGTTCTTCAGTCATGGGATACTGCATTCGAAGCCAAGGAAAGCTCTAGCTTTAGTGCCAGAACAACTTGGGGTGTATTTAAGCACAAAGGCGCAATGTGTGCGATTGTATTGGAGGCTTGGTACGATAAGGTGAGCTACCCAGAGTTAAGGCGGATTGCACAAGAGTCTTACGACGATTGGGAGCCAGACGCTGTGTTGATCGAGAAGAAGGCGTCAGGTCAATCTCTACTGCAAGACTTACGCATGGCTGGGATACCAGTTTTAGCTTATTCTCCTGATCGAGATAAAGAAGCCAGAGCGCACGCATCGAGCGCACTTTTAGAAGACGGAAGAATTTACTACCCTTCTGATCGAAAATGGGCTAAAGATTTAATAGACATATGCGCGGCCTTTCCTGCACACCCCAACGATGACGTTGTTGATACTTGTACACAGGCTTGGTTGCGTTTACGAAAAGGATGGTTTGTTGGTCACAGTGAAGACCCTGAAGACGACGAGCCAGTAGAAAAACAAAGGATTACCCTCTATGGCTGACCCAAATATTATACCATTTGCTGAAGGCGCACCTAGTGATGAGTTAATGATCGAGGAGCTTGCAGATGGCGATGTTCTGATTGGTGACCCAGAGTTAGATGCAATGGACGAGGCAGATGCCGCAGAATTTGATTCCAACTTAGCTGAACAGATGGATGAACGAGATCTCGCACGAAAAGCGCAAGAACTTGTAGGTTATTACGAAAATGACGAAGAAGCTCGGTCAGAGTGGAAGGAACGCTACAAAGAAGGATTGAAGACGCTCGATCCAGATGGTGGACTTGATGAAGGCGAAGATGAACGTGGCACACGCGGACTTTCAGTTGTAGTGCATCCGTTAATCGCTGAAGCGGCAACTCAATTCAATGCGAAGGCAATTGCAGAACTTTACCCATCAGGTGGGCCAGTTAAATCTGTAATCATAGGCAACCCAGATGAAGAGCTAGAAGAGCAAGGTCGCCGTGTTCGTGAGTTTATGAATTACCAAATCACTCAGGAAATGCCTGAGTATTTCCCTGACTTAGATCAGATGCTATTTCACCTTCCGTTAATTGGTCATACCTTCAAGAAGGTTTGGTGGGATGTAAACATGGATCGCCAATGCAGTAATTTTGTAAAGGCAGAAGACTTTGTGGTAGCACCAGAAAGTAAAGATTTATACACCTCGCCACGATACACGCATATCATTCGTATGCCAAAGAACGAATTTAATCGTTATGTACAGAACGGATATTACTTACCGACTAAGTATGCTGGCGGAGATACAGTTGATCCATCAGGTGATGTAATTGGCGAGATTGAAGGCGTCGATGAATACGATGATAGCAACGATGATGTAATGACACTGCTCGAAATGCATGTGTACGATTTGTTTGACGGATTCGATGGCGAAGAAATGGTTGATGGCGAATCTGACGATAATGCAGTTGCGTTGCCGTATGTCATCACGATTGACTATGAAAACCAAAATGTTGTGAGCATTAGACGCAACTGGAAGCAAGAAGATGAGATGAGACAACGCCGAGATTGGTTTGTGTCATATAAGTTCTTGCCAGGTTTAGGGTTCTATGGCTTTGGCTTGTACCACATGATTGGTGGTTTGGGTAAAGCGGCAACTGGATCGTTGCGTGCATTGCTAGACAGTGCCGCATTTAGCAACATGCAAGGTGGATTTAAATTGCGTGGTCGCGTCCAAGGTGGCGACATGCAGATTAGTCCAGGCGAGTTTAATGATATCGATAGTACAGTTGATGACATCAACAAAGCTATTATGCCATTGCCGTTTAAAGAGCCAAGTGGATCTCTGTTTAATTTGCTAGGCTTTATGGTTGATGCTGGGCAGAGATTTGCAAGTACGGCAGATTTAAATGTCGGAGATGTAAATCCGAATGCACCTGTTGGTTCAACTGTTGCGTTGATCGAGCAAGGATCGAAGGCATTCAGTGCGATACACAAGCGATTGCATTATGCACAAGGCCAAGAGTTTAAATTGTTAGCGCAATTAAATGCTGAAAACTTACCTGACGAGTTTAGTTTCTCACAAGCTGGTGCGGATGATATTATTTATCGAACTGACTTTGATGATCGAATTGATATCATACCAGTTAGTGATCCAAACATATTCTCAACAGCACAGCGAATTGCCCAAGCCCAAGCTGTGTTGGAGATGTCACGATCTGCTCCACAATTTCATGATTTATACGAGGCATACAAACGTATGTACGAGGCACTTCGGATTCCGAACATAGATCAAATATTGCAAAAGCCAGAAGAAGCTGTGCAAATGGATCCAATTGACGAGAATATGAGCGTATTGTACGGCAAAGGTATTCGTGCATTCCCAGAGCAAGATCACGATGCACACATTGCAGTTCACATGCAGTTCTTGCAAGATCCGTCATTAGCAGGAAATCCTGGTGCGAAAGCTATGCAACCTGTATTAATCGCACATATCGCAGAACACATTGCGCTTCTCTATCGTCAACGCATGGAGGCAAGTATCAATATGCCTATGCCGATGTTGCCAGACTTTAAAGATCCTAAGTTTAAGTTTGCAGAAGTAGACCCAGAGATGGATCGTTTAATTAGCCAACGTGCGGCTGAAGTTGTGAAGGCATCACCTCAGATGAAACAAATCGAGGCAATGAAAGGCATGATGGGCGGACAACAAGGTCAGCAAGGCAATCCACTGCAATATGCACAGGAACTTGCTAAACTTGAAACCGAAGCACTCAAAGCCAGAACGCAAGCACAAATTCAAGCGGATCAAGCTAAAGCCAAATCAAATATCGAGATCAAACAAGCTGAAGCGAGACAAGACATGGAGATCGAAATGGCGAAGGCGCAAGCTGACATGCAAGCCAAGATCACTAAGTTGGAGGCAGACCTACAGCTAGAACGAGAAAAAAATAACGCTAAAATTCAAATGGAGGCAATGAAGAATGTACCCCCCACAGTATAACTTGCCACCAATAAATCCTGCGGCTTTTGGAGGTTTACCACAAGAAAGACCACAAGGTGCGCCCCCACTGCCCTCCCAAGGTGGGGGTCAGCAACCAATTGACATGAATAAGTATCTGGTTGATAAAGTAATGGAAATAAAGCGTCGGATGGCAGGCGGCGGTGATGTGGGTGCGTTAGGTGCATTTACAAGCGCAATGCCACAAGCACAACAGCCACCTATGTCGGGGCAACCAAATCAACCACCTATGAGAGCGTAGAATTATGATCAGTAATTTATTTCCAAAGAATCCAGTTTTTATGTGCTTCGGTGGTGGAGGTTCAGGTGGATCTAGTTCTGGAGCGGCAAGTAGTGGCGGAGGATCAAGGGCAGATAGAAAAGGTGCGGCGGCAGTTTTCTCTGCACCAAAGCCAGTATATACGCCACCAAAGCCAACAGTAGTAAATACATCAAGAGATAGACGAGATCGCACTCCTGCTGTAAATTATGGAGCTTTACCTTCATCTCCCTCTCCTAGTGTTGTTACTCCTCCCATGAGAGGTATTAATCCTTCCCCTGCTCCTTCAGTAACTGATACTCTAAGCAATATTCAGTTTGTTGGAAAAGATCGTCCTTATTTAGAATATGCGGGATCAGATGGGCCAGAGCCTAGTGAGCTAACTTCTACTCCAAACACAAATAATTTTCCTGTTATTGATAGACTTAGTAGTCCAGGATCACAATCTGATTATGGAGAAAATTCCTTTGAACAAAGTGATATAGTGCAAGTAGCTAACAAAGCACTCGGTGTTTTTGATGAACCAACACAGAATAGATATATGACATCTGGAACACCGAGTCTTCGTCCAAAAGATTTAAGCATCGATCCAATATCTATGGATGGTGACAACGGCGCACTTGGTCAAGTTAGTAGATATGGTGTTTATGCTGGCGATGGATTTGAATTTAAAGATAGTGGTCAAGGATTCCAAACAAGAACATACACTGGCGCACCAGAAACAATGAACAATCTTGGTCAAGATGTCATTATAGCTAATGAACTTGCATATGGTAACCCAGAAGATAGGGAAAGATTTAGAAAAATAGGTCAAGCATCATTTGACGAAGGCAGTAAGTTTGCTCTTTCACCAGGATCTGCAAATGATGGAGATTGGGTAAAATTTATTAAGTCTGGATTTAAAGATTTTGGTGCAAGCCCATCATTCGTAGATCAATATGGATTAAGAGATGTTGAGCCTGTAGTTGAAGGTGATCAAGTGGGTGCATTGTCGTCGGTTGCGTCAGGAAACGCTCCTGAGTTTGCGACGACAACAGCCGATTACACTGGACTTGAGAATGTATACAACTCGCAAGGCGAGGAAATGGCTAACTTCTTTACGCCTAATGATGGAGCTTCATACGTTCGTGGTCAGCTTGTTGATGATGTTACAGGTCTACCATTAAAGCCTGGTGATAAAGCATCATCAACTGGCAAAGTAATTCGTGGTACTTTTGATAATCAAACAAATAACATTGAAGGATTCGGTGGGCTTGGTGCAGGTGCAATACAAAACACAACAAGAGAGACAATGGCAAACCTACTAACGCCTGGTGATAATGCCGCTTATGTAGATGGTCAATTAATCAATACTTTAACTGGTGAATCACTAGAAGGTGGTGGTTATACTACTAACCCTGTGACTGGTCAAAAAGACTACGTTTACGGCGTATCTGATGACTACAGTAATAATTTACAACGTGATACAACTGGAATGGGTGATATTGAAGCACGCGCCGCAATAGCAAATCAAGTAATGCAAAGAGATGTACCGCCAAGTGATTTGGCATACTTTGTATCATTCTTGCCAGGTATGACTGTTCCGTTAATAGGTGGCTACTTAGGTGAGAAGATGTTGGAGGGTGGCATTGAAGGTCGAAGGTCAGTTATAGCTGAACAGACTGCCGCGTTACAAGCTGGAGCTACGCCAATATACAACGATAAAGGCGAGTATGTTGGGTATAATAATGCTCCATCTAGTAGTTCATACGGAGATTTTGATGCTGGTGGTAGTCCAACCACTGTAAATTATGATCCAAGTGTCTCTAGAAGCAATTCAAAAGACAGAATTGATCAAAACCCAACATCTATTTTCTCCCAAGCAAGAGATGCTCGTATGAGTGGATCAGACGATAACAATGATATGTCAAGAAGTGACGTTGCTAATGATATATTCAGTAGATACTACAAAGGTGGGTCGGGCGTAGGTATGCCAGATTGGTTGCGTAGATACGCATCTGGAATAAGAATTGATGAATTATTATCTAAAGAAACATTAGACGATGGTACAGTGATGTATAAAACTCCAGACGGAAAATACATTGAAGAAAAATATTTAACTGGCGCAAGAATGAGTGCAGAATAAAAACATACAAAAGGAGGCAGTTATGCCAAACATCGAAGAAAACCCTGACTTTCAACTGCTAAAGCAATTTCTGCAAAGCATTAATCCGAATGACATGGATGAAGAATCCGCAAAAGAATTAATGGATCTTGGTAGAATGATCCAAAATGGTGGCGCACTTACTGATCGCCAACGTGAAATGTTTGCAAGTGTTGTGGGCGCGATGCCTGATATGGGAATGCGTCCTGGTATGCAAGGATCTGTTTCAGATACTGAAATGGGAATGTATAAGGATAGCCTTGGACAAGGTTCTGGAATGATGACTGAAGCTGAGATGGAAGAAATGCGTATGCGAGAGTTTAATCAAAAACTCCAAGAGCAACAGCAAGCCGCTGTTGATGCAAGGCAACGTGACATAGAGGCTGGTAATTTACCTACTGGCCCATCGGCAGGTATGACTGAAATGACATCCCCAATGCCTAGAATGCGCCCAAGTAACTTAGGAGGTTAAAATGGCTGAAGTAAATATCGGAAACATGGAAGACAATGCAATTCTCTTTGAAGAGAAAATGGGCTTCCCACATGACGCTGATGGCTTAGAGCTATCAGATGATCAACTCGTTAACTTTTTATTGTTGTGTCACCAAGAGCATGTACTCGGCGACGAATACGACGAAGATGACGAAGAAATGATGTACGAAGATGACGAAGAAATGATGGAAATGCCAGATGGCAGAGATGTCAAAGTAAAAGTTATGAAACTTGATGGCGGTAGCGTCCACGACATGATGAACAAACTTCTAGGAGGCTAACATGCCATACAGTAAGTATTCCCCAAAGCAAAAAAAGTTAGCGGCGGTTGCAGGTAATAAAAAGAAAATTACTGGTGCTGATTTAAGGGCTGTTGCAAAACGTAAGAAAAAGAAGAAAGCCAAGAAGTAATGAGTATATTAAACTTTGGAAGACGCGCATTACAAGAAGCTGTTGATTATGCAGGTAAAAAAATAGGTGCGCTTTCAGATCTTGGTGACACTCCATCGCCTGCACCTTTAAGTATGTATGATGCACCTGCTGGATCTAAACCAGAATATCGTGGAGCGGCTCCAGATAGATCTGACCTTACATACCTCCGATACAAGCCAGCAAAAGGCTACAGTGAACGTGTTCAAACCTCTCTTGAAGCATTAAGAGATCCAGAAAATCCAGTTAGAGCAGAGCTTCTTAAAGACATTCGCCGTGGCGAAGAGATTGGCGGCAATGATTGGTACAACACAGAAGAACTAAGAGATTGGTTTGTAGGCGAACTTGGTGAAGCACAAGGTGATGCTGAGTGGCGAGAGTTCTTGTATCTTATGGGTACGACTAGCCCAGGTTCTAATGTTCCTATGAATATGGCTAGTGCTTCGGCAACGCGAGGTAGATTTTTTAATGATCCAGAATATGTTGATCAATTATTAAATGTTGAAAATTTAAAAGATGCTCAAGCAATAGCAAAAACACGTCCAAAAGGTTATGGTCACAAGACTGCTGGGTTACAAGAAATGAACACATCTAAATTATTAAAAGGTGTGTATGGAGCTTTGCCAGAGCCTGATGTTTCTCCAGGTAAAGGATCTTGGGCAGAACAACCAAAGCCAAAAGGATTTACAAATAGTTTACTTGGAAACCGAAGAAACATTGCGGCTGACTTGCATTTTACACGTTACATGGCAATGGCATCTAAACACCCAGATTGGTTGAATACAGGAACAGATGTTGGTTATGATTTTATGGAAAATGTTATAAATACATTCCCAGAAGCAGAACAATATTTTTCAGTTCGTAAATTTAAATCAGGAAAAGTTGAAAAAGAAATACCATCATTTAACTTTAAAAAAGCGGCTAAAGAAGGCGCAATAGATCTTAATGTACCTATAGATGAAACAGGTAAAACAATTGCCGATGTGCCACAAGCATGGGCGCAAATGCCAAACAATAATGAGTATGGTGCATTTGAAGACTTTATAAACGAATTAGCTGATGAATTAGGTCAAACTCCAGCTCAAGTACAAGCTAATATGTGGATGG